GAATACCCTGCTTATGTAAAATATGGCAGGATTGAAATAGTTTGTTTTCTTTACGAGACGCAATACCGATTCGAGTAAGAGTTTCTCGAATCTTTAAAAAGTTGTCTGGCTCTGGTAACATCACTTCAAGCATGGACTCAGCCGTCCAGTCGTAATAAATCAATTCGACAGTCATTATTTTCCACCTTTGTATAATTTTTCTTTTATCATTACCAACTGGTCTTCCGTCAATATATCTAGGGCATCAATTGCCTTAGAATCGGAATAACCAAAGTATTCTTTAACTAATCGAATAGACTCTGTTTCGGCATCTTTTTTGTGCCATTTGGAGAATCTTTTCTTCTTAGAGATACTATTTAGTAAAAAAGAAAACTGCCAGTCCACTGGAATAGATGAGTTGCGATTCATCTCGTTCGCATATAGAACTGTATCGGGGAAATAACCTAAACCTCTGTTAATAATAAAAGGAACATAGTCCTTCTTAGCCATCGGGTCTTCTGCTAATAGATCTTTCTTTGTAAGATTGATTGCATTAATAAAGTCAAATGGTGTCATGGGATAAACCCAACTTCTTTAAGTATAGACTCATGGCATGCAAATCGTTTTCCAGGAAATCTTTCTACAAGAACTTTTTCTACATCTTCTCGTGTAGATCCCTGTGCCATAAATTGTTCAGTATCTTTGTCGTAAACAAATAACATATCATTATGGTTTTCGATAACGATATGGAGTAGTTCCTCTTGGTCTTCTTCAGCATCTTGCATGGCATCAAGAAATTGTTTTGTTATCTTGCTGGCATGTCTTTCTCTAGCATCCCAGCCAGACTTCACACCCAGTGCCCATACAACGATGCCGAATAATACTAGTAAAATAAGTTCCATATTAGCCTCATTTAAATTTACACTGAGCCATAATCTCAGTGAGTGCTGCCATAATATTTAGTTCATGGTCAGCCACAAATGCTGCTTTATATTGATAGTCTGCAAGAATAAGAACCAACTGTGGAACACTGTTTGGTTCAATAGTATTTGCAGCACTATCATATAGTTCACGGAATAGTGATGTAGTATCTGAGTCAGAGTTCTTTGAAACCCACTTGCGGACTTCGGCAAAGTCTTTCTCTTTAAGTAGTTTGATTAAACTCTTGAATGATTCCTCGGACATATTGACGAGGATACCAGAATCAATCTTACCTGATACAGAGTATCGTTGGAGTTCATTTAGAATCCTACGGTAGTCTGGAAAGTGTTTAGTGATTAGTTCAGCAACAACTTTAGGATCGAATTCAATCTGTTCTTGTCTGAGGATTGTTACTGCTCGCTTAAAGAAAGTTGCAGCGATCTCCTGCTTGTCTTTGGAATCAATCTTAAATTCAACCACAGCGCAACGACTGTGGATAGGTTCAATGATACGATTCTTAAAGTTACAGGTAAGGATAAATCGACAGTTGTTGGCAAACTCTTCAATGAATCCACGCAACGCTGGCTGAGTCGAATTAGCATTAAGGTAATCCGCTTCATCGAGGATGACAACTTTCTTGGCATCTGTCAATGATATAGTGGAAGCGAACCCCTTAATCTTAGTGCGCAGAGTATCAATACCCGATTCTTCGGATCCGTTGATCATCATAAACTCTGCACCAATTTCATTACATAGTGCTTTGGCAATTGTAGTTTTACCTACACCTGCTGAACCAGTAAACAAGAAGTTAGGCAGTTCACCCTGCTCTACATACTGGCGGAAAGTATTCTTTAATGCCTGTGGCAAAACACAATCATCAATCTTCTGTGGACGATACTTTTCTACCCACAAAAACATTTCATCACGACTATCAATCATATATCAATCCAAACATAATAAAACAGAGAGGGAATTATACCCTCTTATCAATTAAAACTCAAATGTAGAATCAGCTTCTACTGCGACATAGTAAACTAAGTCGGTGTTTGGTGCTTTGAAACGAGAAATCTTTTTGCTGGAGATAGACACTTGATAATCACCTGGAAGCATCTTTAGATTTTCTACTTTCAAGTTTACCTTAAATACTTTATCAGTGTCACCGATTGATTCACTGTAAGAGTTACCAGTGGCATTCTTTTTGTCTCCAACAACAGCAGTAACTTTGCTACCATCACCAACTATTGACACATCGGCTGCACGAAGAACTGAAGAAGTTTTCTTAATCATATCCAACATCGCTGACGACATGTTAAAGTTAATCTCTGCATCAGGAAAGGTAATTGCTTTCTGTGGTGATACCAAAACAGATGGGTCTGCAGCAAAGAACTTGATGTTCATATTACCTTGTTTGATAGAAACATACTTGTCTTGGAATTCCAATTCAGGATCTTCAAATAAAGACATCGCACCCAGAAACTCATTCAAGTCATAGATGGCAAAGTCGGGAAACGACTCTGTAGTTGTTGCATCAGCCATCACATTTTTTTGTGCACTGATAGTTGCTAGTTTGTTTCCATTCTTAAGTAAAAGATTGCTGTTGATACCAGCAAAATTCTTAATAAGGGATACAGTTTCTTTAGATAATTTCATAGGTTTCCTTTTTCAAATTGTACATTACTATGTATAAAACATTATACCTCAAAACGAGGCATTTGGCAAATTTATTTTGAGTATTTAACATCGTGTTCATATAAGAACATTAAGCAACACATTGCATGTGCCAAATGATTCTTACCAGTCTCGGGATCGTTTTGCTCTCCCTCTTTCCATGCCCAAAGATGCCTTTGCATTGCGTCAAAGTATCTTCGTTTTGAGTCAGGAACATGTTTCCAATTATCTGGTTCGTATTTCTCCGCACCAAATGTTAGAATTTCTACAGTCGCTTTTAATGCGAGTGGTGGTAACAAACCATATTGAAGTTTGTTACCATCGAATTTGCGTCCACCAGTCGTAGCTGTTTGGGACTTCTTTATATCTTCTTTGGTTGCCATATTCTCTCCAAATGAAATGACAAATGAGCACTCCGAAGAATGCCCATTAATAACTCACTTAGACTGGACGACCAGTGAATGCAGAAGAACCACGCACAGAAGCAGCAAGTGCAACCATGGCACGAGTTGGTTTACCAATGCGGTATTTAACCACGTCAGCGCCATTCACAACTGCTGGGTTAGAGTAAACACAGTAACCTTGCTCACGCAAGTTGCGGATTGTGCTTGCAGGATGTGCAATACCAAAGGATGCTTTGATTTGCTTAGCGGTAAACACTTTACCCAAGGAAAGATGTTTCAGTAACAAGTCTTGTTTAGACATATAATATAACTCCAATTAACAGCCATCACATAAAAAATCGTCTGGGTGATGGCGAAACCCAGACGAAAGATGATTTAGTTTTTAAACTTCAATTCCATTTTCTCGCAGGATCGCATTGAAGTCTTCTGCATCATCACTGAAGTCTGCAGATTCATCAACAATCCTTTGAAGACGAGACACTTCCATCTTATCTTCTTTTGCAACTACCACTTTCGCAGGTGCTTTGACTTTAACAGTCTTAGCCTTAGCAAGTTTCGCAACTTTGGCTTTAGCCTTAACTACCTTAGGAGTATTCTTCTCAGCCAATTCTTTGGTATAAGAAGACAACTCAGCATCAGTAGGAATCGGCAACTGGTATACACCACGCTCGACTTTGTTTTTATTGAACAACCAATTAGGGTATCCAATCTTTTCACCCTTCGCACCAGTACGCTGGTCACGAATAGTGTAATAAATTGCAGCACATTCCTTCAGAGTGATCTGAGGATCTTTTTTGTACTGCTTGTTGGACTCAAGAACAGTCACAACAAAACGCTTTTGAGACAAAGTCAAGTTTGCAAATTTCAACATAATATATTTCCTTTAAAAGTTTCTAACTAACAGATACTATTATACTACAGTTCTGAATTAAAGACAAGTTCTTTTTCAATAACCCTACAAAGTTGCAGGGATTAGAATGGAACCTCATCTTCTACCTGAGATATAGGTGCATCGGGAACTGCAACTTCAGGTTGAGGGTTTGCGACTTTGTCGAACAAGTCGATGAATGCAGCCTTTGTTGCAGCATCGAAACGATTGCAACACAACTCAACTGCTTTCTGCTGGCTCTTGAAAATCGCAAAGGCACGAACAATATGGATCATACGACGAGTCGTAATTGTTTCATCCACACCACCATCCTCGAAAGTGCGACGAATTGCTTCAGCCCACTTTACGAGAGTCTCTGCAAACTCGGCATCTAGACAGCCATATGTTTCCATGAGATTCTTGATAATCTTGACTTCGATCTTTGCATTTGGATATTCCTGTTCAAATGTAACAGCGAATCTCTCCAAGAATGCTTCGTTCAAAACATTGGTACCAATATAACGACCATCGTCACTACCCTTACCTTTAGTATTGGCAGTTGCAAAGATGTTGAATCCTTTAGCTGGAACAATCATTTCGTTCTTGAGTTTGAAGTAGTATGGTTTACCCTCAAGAATCGGTTGCAAGCAAAGCAAAGTATTTGCTGAACCTGCATCAATTTCGTCTAGCAAAAGTGTAGTACCACTGCGCATTGCAATCAAAACTGGACCCTCAACAATTTCCACATTACCGTCTTCCAATGTTTTGGAACCGATAAGTTGTTCTTCGTCTGTCATCATGTTAAGGTTAACACGAATCAATGGACGCTTGTGCTTGGCACAAATCTGCTCGACCATCGTTGACTTGCCATTCCCAGTTGGACCAGAAATATATGCAGGATAAAAGATGCCAGACTTGATGATGTTTTCCAAATCAGCGTAGTTGCCGAATGGAACAAAGTTAGGATCTTTCTGAGGGATCAATGCTGAGATATCAGAGTAGTCCACCTTAAATGATTCTTGCTTCACAGGTTGTGCTTTCAATGCAGTGTTTCCAACAATCTGGTTTCCAGTGCCATCAATAGCATACAAACCACGACCAACTTTATTCTTCATGAGCCACAGAGGATACTTCTCTGTCTTCATTGCTTTCATAACATCCAAAAGTTCTGGACGACTAACAGTACCTTTGGTGGTAGTGTCAGGGTACATTTCTTTCATCTTTGATTCAAACGAATCACGGAACTGGTTATCAGTTTTTGCCATCACATTCTCCATAATAAAAACTACACTTTCACAAATTCACAACAACTATTATACTGTAATTAACAATAAAAGTCAACACTTATTTTACCCTGTAGATACAAGGGTCTTAGGCTACTAAACCTACGAATCGATTGAGTAGGACTCGGGAAGTCTTCTTTACATTGAGGAATTTACTAAAATTCTTTGCAATGGCTTTTGCATTTGCATCGGCTTTTACATCCATCTCACCCTCTTGAATCTTGGTTGAAGATTGTGGGATCAAGAACAACTCATCACGACCAGTGTTCTTCACTGATGCAAAACCATTTGCTCTGAATTCTTTCTTCCAAGTCTCAACTAGTGCGTAAAGATCACCACGATAGTCAGGTAAGTTTGACTCTGCAACAGAACGCAAATTACGACCACGATTCTGGCAGATATGAAATCCTACCAGTGCAACATTGTAACGATCTTTAATCATTCGAAGAATCATCTCAGTTTGATTACCAGAATGGCGACCAATTTCATAAGTCTTCTGTGTAACTTCATCTTTGATAAAGTTCTTAATCTTGATTCGTTTGTAAACACCACCAACAATCTCAGTTCGAGAGTCATCGAAACGACCAGATGAATAGGTATTTAACGCACCACCATCACCATCAGTAAGAGTAATAAAAGTTGTTTTCTCGATATTATTATTCTTGATGAATTTACCCAATGTATTGTAGCAATATACCAATGCTTCGTTCAGCGGAGTGCCACCAGTGGCATAACCTTCATTCCAATCGAAACGATAGTCAAGAATACGACGAGCCATCGAATTAAATTCAGTGGTGGTCATTTTGTTATTGAAGAACTCCAACAAGTGAAATCTATCAGCACAATCAATTAGATTGTTTGGCTCTCGTCTTTCAGATCTCCAAGCATTATATGCTTCACGCTCTCCATTCGTTTCATTTATTATATTTTTGTAGTCAGTGGTAAATGCAAAGACACGATATGGAATCTGAACACGATTGCAGAACATAGCCAAATTAATAACCTGCTTCATGGTATCTTTTAATACATCATTCATTGAACCAGACCAGTCAACAAGAAGAACCATACCATGATTTTTACCTTCTGGCAGAGAAGTAATTCGCTTGAACAAATCGTCTTGTAATTTGTATGCATAGACTTTCTTCATGTCCAATGAACCAATCTTTGATACCATTGCACGTTTGTGTAGTTGAGCAGACTTCTTCATCTCGAATTCTTTCACGAGATAATTTACAGTACGAATAGAATCAGCTTTGAATTGATTGAATTCTTCAAGTTGCATGTTTTTATATTTCTGACGTTCTTCTTCAGACATATTACGAGTACGATAATCAACCATGTCAGCTTCAATATTCCACAACTCAGGTGCTTTAGTTTCATTGAGGATTCTTTTGTAATCAATAACTGGATCTTTGAAATAATCTGTATCAAATTTCCAGTATTTGTATTCAGTGGAATCATCAGCAAGGTCTTCCAATTTATTTTGAAATGCTCTTTCTGTTTTAGATTCTAAGTCATC